GTAACAGTATCATTGCAAGGCCAGTGATGCAACCGGGTGCAGGCGCAAGTGAAAAGACGATGGTCTTGTACCCGTTCTTTCCACCACACTTGGCACTTCCCAGTAAACCTGGCGAGCACGTGTGGGCGATGTTTGAACACCCAGACGCTCAAGTCAATGAAATTGGCTACTGGATGTGCCGCATTGTGGGACCAGATTTTGTTGAAGACGTCAATTACACCCACATGGACCGACAGTTTGACAAGTCGTTCTTGCCTGGATTAAGTGATGTTTTTGCAGGCTCGGATGACCCAATCTATGAATTCCGAAATGGAGCTGTTGACAACAAAAACGGCACCCGATTCACCATACCCGAGACCGCTAGTCTTCCAGACGGTGAAGATGCATACAAGCAGTTGCTAACAGATTCTGATGCTAGTCAAATCACTCGTTATGAATCAGTTCCTCGATACCGAAAACGCCCTGCTGATATTGCTTTCGAAGGCAGCAACAACACTCTTTTAGTCATGGGAACTGACAGGTCTGGACCTGCTTCAGATTACACAACTGATTCTAACAATGGTCAAGTCCCCAAGCCTCACACAGCTGACATTTTTGCTGACGGAGCAGGCATGGTGGATATCGTCGCTGGCCGAGGCCAGACGCCAGCGACTGGGGGCACGCCCGAGGACAATAAGATTGTTGGCAAGGAACTGGGCAAGTCCAGAAAAGACTTATCTGCACAAGAGGGAGACGTAGACTACGTTAATGACCGCTCCCGGGTCCTAATCAGCCAAAAGACTAAAGTTGACACCAATTTCAAAATTAACGCTATCGTTTCAGCTCATTCAACTCAAAAACAAATTTCAGATGGTAGCGGTGAAGGCGCCATTGTCATTAAGACAGACAAAATCAGAATCGTTGCTCGACATGATGTCGTTTTCTTGGTCACAGGGGTCACAGCAACTGATGGCGCTGGAAATGCGCAGGACACAAGCAATCCAGACCCAACCAAGTGCGCATCGATTATTCTGCGAACCAACGGTGACATTATCTTTACGCCGTCTTCTAGCGGTCTCATCAGGCTGGGCGGCGACGACGCAACACTAAGTCCACTTTGCACCCGAGTCGGAAATGCGCCAGGCATGTCTGGCCCGCTGCAACCTTCTGCAATATCACCCATCGTTGACACGATGGGTGGCATCCAAGGTCAAGCTGACGGATTGAACGGAACATTTCCGTCGAAAGTGCTTATGAAATGAGTCTCTATGGACCCATATTAACAGGCGTTGGCTTCCTACAGGATGGCAAGCTGACTGAAAAAGCACGTGACCAATACGTCGCTGAAGTTTTAGCATTGCTAGCAACTGGCAATGCCAATGGAAAAGGCGGCTCACCGCAAACCAAAATTTTTAGCAGTTTGGTCGCCTTACCACCAACACCTGGGCCCGTCATTATCAATCCAACCACACTAAAGCAGACTAGTCTGTTTTGGTTTGACCCTGACCCTGGTGCTGTTGTGATGGCAACGCTGCTCACTGACAAGAGCAAGACGCCAATTTGGAATGCAATCTTTCCTGACTTATTGCTAGCTTCTACGGCAGAAGCACTGGACGCAAACGGTTCGACCCCCTTGTTCCCATTGTTCGATGTGTCGGTCCCATTTCCAAAGCTTAAGGGCTTTCCTATCGCGCTGCCCGACCTTGCATTGCAGGCGAACATCCTGCCGCCGCCTCAGCTTCTCATCAAACTAGCCTCATTGGGAATTCAGTTACAAATTCCCACACCTCCCATTCCCCCAATTCCTCCTGCATTACCAAATTTTCTGCCGCCCCCCATCCCAGGAATACAGATGCCGCCTCTCCCGGCATTAGCGTTGCCAAATCTGTTACTGGGTCTCATTAAGCTCCCATTTGACCTCATTCTCCAGCTAGTCGCCCCACCGAGCGTCAGCTTAGTCTTAGACCTAATTCAATTCAAATTTGATGCAGTTCTCAACCTTGCAATGAACATCATCATTGATTTGCTCGCTCCTTTGTCTCAAATTGTCCCCACGCTTCTCGTAGCCTCAATTCTCATCTATGTAAAAGACATTGTTGCCATGGTATGCACTGTCTTGGTTGGGCTTCTTACAGGTGCAGGTGGCGTATTAACCAAATCTGTTGCTGGGGCGACAGGTCTTATCTGAGCATAATTAGCGTCAATGGGAAAATACAGCTTCAAGTCATCAGGCACTACGCAGGCCCAGAATGCTGCTAACCAGCTAGCTGTCACTCCCACAGCAATCGGCATCCTCACACCTCTAAGTCTGGGAACCACTGGCTTGTTACAGACAAGCACTGACCTGGGAACCCAATTAGCTGATAACTTGCGCAATCTTGTGCTGACAAACTGGGGCGAACGTTTAGGACTCTACAATTTTGGAGCCAATCTACGTCCCCTGATGACGGACCTAGTCTCACAAGATGATTTCGACAGCCAGGCAATCACTCGAATTCGAAATGCAGTCCAGCGTTGGATGCCGTACATTGACCTACAAGACTTCATCTCGGCAGTAGACAGGTCAAAGAGCCCGGGCCTTGCAGTCATAAACCTAATCATCACATTCAACATTCCCAGCTTAAACATCAAAGGTCGTCAGCTCCAAGCAACCCTGTACGCCATCTGATGCTACAAGCTACTTAGACGAAGAACATGACACTTCAGCGAGATGACCTCAAAGCAGTTCGCCAGCGAAAATATCTCGCGAAAGATTTCCCTGCCCTCCGAGCTAATTTGCTCGAGTATGCCCGGAACTACTACCCTGACCGTATCCGCGATTTTTCTGAGAGCAGCCTGGGTGGGCTGTTGTTGGACTTTGCAGCATATACGGGTGATAATTTATCGTTCTATCTTGACCATCAGTTCGGAGAACTAGACCCAACGACGGCTGTCGAGACTGTCAACATTCAGCGTGCCCTTGATACTGCAGGCGTTCCGATTGTTGGGGCTTCTCCAGCCATCGTACCAGTGACAGTGTACGTGGAAATTCCAGCTGTCAGCGTCAATAATGTGGTGATGCCAGAGCCCGATGCACTGCCTGTCATCAAGTCAAATTCGACATTTGCAGCAAACAATGGAACTATTTTCAACCTCCTAGAGGACATTGATTTCAACGCTGTCAATACGGATGGCACCTTGCAGGCTACGTTCAAAATTGGGCAAAAAGCAGCGAGCGGCCAGCCACTGACATTTATCATGGCCCAATCAGGCCTCTGCATCTCGGGCGTCGAGACTACCGAGAATTTTGTTGTAGGCCAGACGTTTATTCCCTTCAACAAGATTGCTCTCAACAATCCCAATGTCACTGAAATCATCACTGTCAACGACTTGCTCGGTAACATCTACTATGAAGTTGAAGCACTAACTCATGACGTAGTCTACCAAAATGTCCTCAATACAGCGGGTGACAACGACCTAGTCCCACAGACGATTAAGTTAATCCCAGCGCCTTATCGGTTCATCACTAGCACTGATTTGACCAGCCGCCGCACGACATTGCAATTTGGTGCAGGCAATGCTGAAACGCTTGATGATGATATCATTCCTGACCCATCGTCATTTGCTATCAGTTTTCCTTACACGACAACATTTTCTCGAATTTCAGTCAATCCGCAGCAACTGTTGTCAACAACCACGCTCGGCGTCGCAGCCGCCGGGACAACATATACTATCACGTATCGCTACGGCGGCGGCTTAAATCACAATGTTGACCCCAACCAGATTCAGTCTCCTAGGACGCTCAACATTTTCTTCCCAGGCAATCCGTCAGCTCAGGTTGCAGGCGCAATCAGGTCTAGCCTTGAGTGCAACAATCTGATTGAAGCTGCAGGTGGCGAGGACGCGCCGACTGTCGATGACCTGAAGCAGCTGATTCCATCAGTCAAAAACAGCCAAGAACGCATTGTAACACGCGAAGATTTGCTTGCCCGTGTGTACACGATTCCATCTAATTTTGGCCGAGTGTTTAGGGCCGCAGTCCGCAATAATCCAAACAATCCGCTGGCAACACAGCTTTTCATCGTATCACGCAACTCTCAAGGACAGCTCATTACTTCGCCTGATACGTTGAAGCAAAATTTGGTCAAATACCTCAATCCATATCGGATGATTTCGGACGCAATTGACATCCTAGATGCTCGTGTCGTTGATGTTCAATTCAACTTTGATGTTTTGATTGACCCGTCACTAAATCGACAGATTGTCCTCCAAAATGTGTTGACCAAGCTGCAGACATATTTCCAGATTGGTAATTTCCACATTGACCAACCGTTGGTGTTAGAAGACCTTCGCAACAACATCTTTTTAGTTCCGGGCATCGTAGGAATCAACCAGATGCAATTCACAAACATCGTTGGAACAGTCAATAATTTGACATACAGCAACGTGACCTATGACATTGCATCTAACACGCGTAACAGCTTGGTTTTTCCGCCCGCAGGAGGCATTTTTGAAGTAAGATACCCTGCGTTCGATTTAATTGGGAAGGCCAGTACCTGATGTTTAAAATCATCTATGCCGATAAGGACGCCTACGTTACCAACCGCGTCGTCAACGGAGTGGCACAGGTCAATGCTAACGTCGGCGCCGCTGGTTCGCTTGACCTTTTTAAGGTGTACGGTCTGACGTCATCAGGCAGCATTCCAAATACCGAGCTATCACGGTTGCTAGTTCACTTTGACATGACGTCATTGCGTTCGATGGTAGCTGCAGGACAACTTGACCTTAGCAATCCTACATTTTCGTGTCATTTGCAGCTGTCTGATGTCTATGGCGGTCAGCCAACTCCTAGAAATTTTACACTTTCAATCGCTGCTTTGTCATCTTCTTTTGATGAAGGATTGGGACGTGACGTAGTTCTCTACGCAGACCAGGATGTCTGCAATTGGTTGACTAGCTCGTATGCTACAGGAAGTTGGTTCGTCACAGGTTGTGGCCTTGGCGGCACAGGCTCCTGTGATTGGCTGACCACAAATTCAACATCACAAGTCTTCACAACGGGTGAAGAAGACTTAAATGTCAACGTTACTCCAATCGTGTCAGGAGTCCTAAGCGGATTGCTTCCTGATGCTGGCTTCAGAATTGCATTCTCTTCAAACTTAGAAGCTGACCAACAAACATACTTTGTCAAGCGCTTTGCTAGTCGAACAGCATTCAATAATGACCTTCAGCCTCGCATGGTTGCTACTTGGGACGATAGCATCCAAGATGATACAAATAATGTCTTTTTTGACTCGCCAGCAACACTGTTTTTTTACAACTATGTTCAATCACAATTAGCGACCATCGTATCAGGAACTAGCCCAGTGACGGGCTCAAATTGCATGCTTTTGACCTTGTCAACCCCTGTTTCGGGTGGTCTTTATGGTTTAGTGTTCAATACATCGCAACACAAGGTTGGGCAAAATTTAGCAACAGGCATTTATTCTGCTTCCATTGAGGTCTCCTCAAATGATTCAATGTTGCAACCACAACTTGAAGCGTCGGGGTCAGTCACGTTCACGCCAATTTGGACATCGCGTGATGGTACTGTCACCTATTCGACTGGTCCAACATTCAAAGCATACCCGCCTCAACGTGGTGATGTCTTCCGCGGGTCACGGAAATTTGCTGTCGCGGTCCTCGGCCTTCAAAAAAGCCTATCAACGAATGAACAAACTGTCCTACGAGTTAACATCTTTGATTACACACAATCGTACGTGTCATCTGTCAGCAGGCTGCCCGTAGACTTGCCAGGCATTATAGTAAGAGATGTTCACTATCAAGTCAGAGACCAAGTCACTGACCGCATTGTCATTCCATTTGATACTGTGACAAATTCAACTCGTATTTCTAATGATTCATTGGGAATGTATTTTGTTCTTGATTCGTCAAATTTGACGAATGGTCACACCTACGTCATCGATGTCCTCATTTTGTCAGCTGGAAACCAACAGCTCTATAAGGCAGCATCGCCTGCGTTCAGGGTAGGCGATGTAGCGTAGAGTTTGATACGTACCGCTGAGGTCGACGCTGCTGCATGGCCACCAAGAACAACCCCTATATCCCCTCGTTCCTGAGGTCAGCCATGACAGGGAGCAGGCCGCTAGTCCTGACGTGGAATGACGTTGCTGACACTAACATTCTGTCAACAGCTTCTTTTCAGTACGACCCGCACTCGACACCGCTCAAATCATCTCAGCAGCTTAACGTTGATTGGTCACAATTTCCCAATCACTGTTTTTTCATGTCAGCAGAGGCAAAGGTCAATCTGGCCTTTGATTCCATCATCAACGGATTTCCATTCGATGGGACACGCCAAGAAACAGAAATCTTCTTTGATAACTTGACAGGCTTCGACAAGTGGGTCTTTGATAATTTTCCAACATTTCAAGGCGAATTACTTTTTTCAGGGACTCAAGTTGGAGAAACGTTGCCCACAGCGGGAACGTACATTGTAGTACAGAACAAAGTGGGCGCGTTGTTCCCAGAGCTGGCCTCCGTGGCCAGTGGACAGCCCGTTCTCAATCCTACTGGGTCCACATCATTGACAATCGAAGCACAACTTTTTCTGCCAACGATTGCAAATGACACCCAAATTGTTTGCCAGATGATGTCTGGCAGCTTAATGGGATTTTCCTTCCACCTGTTGCCAAATTCATCGTTGGAAGGTGTCACGGGGTCATTTGTCGTAGTCTCGGGGTCCTCTTACATGGAGGTTCTCATTGAGATGCAAAAAGGCAAGTTCAATCACATTGCGCTTGAACTAAATCGTGACAATGGCATGCCCTACCTTGAGTCATTTTGGGGCTCAGAGGCCACCTTTGTCTCCCCCACGCAAGTTGAAATGGGTGACCTCAGCATCGATGGCGCTTCGTTTGTCATCGGCAGTGGGTCATCTGTCGCATACGGTGGAACCATAGTCACGCCTACGCAGACATTATCAGGCGTCATAGATGAATTTAGGTTATTTCATTCAGCAAGAACTGAGGCGCAGCAGGAAGCCTATGCTCAAAAAGCTCTTTATGCGACTGATGACCTAGTCCTCTACTTACGGTTTAATGAGCCGACAGGTTCATTAGATGGCACTTCGAACGAGACGGGTATTAATGCAATAGTGCTTGACAGCAGCGGTAATTCTCTGCATACACTAGTCAGCAATTTCACGGGGTCACTGAAGCTGAATGCCTTCTTAGATGCTCTGAATCCAGTCATCTATGAAAGGCCTGAAAGTTTGCCCATTCTCTTCCCGGCATACCCGCCTGTTATTGCATTTAACATTGATTTACTGTCAAGCGCTAGTGCATACGACCTAGAGAATCCTAACCTCATCACCAAACTTATCCCGCAACACTACCTCCTAGAAGGCGCTGTAAAGGACGGGTTTAATGACCCGGTTGAAGGAAATGAGGGTCAACCTTTTAGCGGAACTGGTATCCCAGGTCAAGGATTGATGGGCAATGTTCAGATTTTGGTGTCATTGCTCTACATTTGGGCACGGTTCTTTGATGAAATGAAGCTTTTTGTTGACAGTTTTAGCACTCTCAGGACAGTTCGTTATGATACTAACGAAACAGTCCCCGACAATTTCTTAATCAATCTTGTCCAGAACATGGGATTTCACTTGCCCCCCATGTTCAATGATGCAAACATTGAACAGTATGTTCGTGGTGAAAATGTTGACATTGATGACATTAGCACCAATGAACAGACGCTACGTTCAGTTCAAAATCAACTTCTCCGACGCGTGTTGGTCAACCTTCCCGACGTTATGCGGTCAAAAGGAACACAACACAGCATCAGGTCGTTCCTACGAGCGGTAGGAATTGACCCCGATAACAATCTACGAATTCGAGAATTTGGTGGGCCCACAACTCAGGACCTCGCTTTCTCACGTGAGACAAAGCTAGAACCAAATGCAATGGCGCAATTTGCCTCTGGTTCACTAGTCATATCACCATTTTTGTCTGCCTCTCGCACTGAACCCGGGTTTCCAGGCATTACGGGAGGAAATAGCGATGGTTTGTTGACATCAGGCTCATGGTCATGGGAAGGAATCATCAAATACACTCCTATTGTGCTATCGACATTGTCAAGTGCAACACAATCACTAGCCCGTCTCTGCGTCACAGGGTCTGTTCAAGGAAGTGGTGCAGGTAGCGCAGGAATTGTAGCAAATTTGCTAGCAATTTCGAGTTCAATTCAACCCAAATTGGTTCTCTACGCACGTCCTGGGGACCAGGCATCTTCACCATTGTTGCGAATGGAAATTGATGCGCCAGTTCCGGGAATGTTTGGATTCGACAGATGGAACGTTAGCTTTGGTTGCCAGCGCGGAGATGATGGTCTGGGTTCATCTGTATCATCATCGTATTTCTTGAGACTAGCATATCAGAATGACGGAAAAATTGAGTACGTTCAGACGACGTCATCTTTTTTCCAAGAAGCACCGACTGGACACAATGTTTTTCAACATCTCAACACAGCAAGCAATGCTTCAGGTTCGTTCTTCGCAGTTGGTTCACAACAAATCATCAATGTTGGAGTCGGTAGCCAATTCTTACACCTCAATGACACCTCTCAAGCCCCCACAGAAGCACGAATAACCAATTTTGACGGTCGGCTAAGCAACGTTAGGTTCTGGTCTAAAGCCTTGTCTGTTGATGAATGGCAGGAACACGTCAGAAATTACAATTCAGTCGGTGTTGAAAACCCACTGACTAACTGGAACTATGCGACAACGCCCAGCGGGTCATTTGGTCGATTACGACTCAATGCTGTGACGATGCAAGCGGTTCGACAAGCTGACGCGAAAGGAGCACTAACTTTCATCGATTTCAGTGAAAATGGCTTGCATCTGACTGGAAGTGGCTTCCCTATCGGTCAGGACATTTTGGTCGGTGAAATTTTCGACTACAGCTACTTGAGTCCCTGGTTTGATGAGGCTTCTAGCAATCAAAAAGTAAGAGCACGCTCTTTCTTAGATGCTAATCTCATTGAAGCAACTCCCGGGTCTCAAGTTGCGCCTCTTTATGAGCTCGACGCAAGTGAAACACCTACGGATGACGTTAGGTTCATTATCGAATTTTCACTTATTGACGCGCTAAACCGCGACATCATTGCAATTTTTTCATCATTCGATGCATTAGACAACGCTTTGGGCTCACCTGAGCTCATTTTTGCGCCTGACTATCCAGATTTACAACGACTTCGCGACGTCTATTTCAATCGCATCAAGGATAAACTGAACTTTCAAGCTTTCTTTGAATTCTTTCGTTGGTTTGATACGTCAATTGGAACCTTCATCCAACAGCTTGTTCCTCGTAAGACCAAGTTTAAAGGAACAAATTTCACAATTGAATCACATATGCTCGAGCGTGCAAAAATTGACTACTCAGCTCAAGCTGAAATCTACTTGGGCGATAGCAACAGGACTAACCTAGATGCAGTAATCCTGTTGCAGCAAATTGCTGGAAGCGTTCGGAAATTTTGATGGTTTGCTATGTCTGATGTCACCATTTTGTTACTAACGTCGTCTGCGACTACTCTTGGCGCACAGTGCGCATCATACCAGAACATTTTTTCACCATTGCCTGTCAATGATGAAGAATTCTTTGATGAAGGTCCACGTATTGCTAGGAACAAAACATACGTCACTTCGAGCCTTTCAGGGTCAATTGATACCTCGGCAATTGATGCGTTCGCACAAGGGGTTGAAATTACAAATCAGGCACGATATGACGCAGGATTGGTCAAAATTTGGTCAGGCGAGCCAGGTCATCGACTACTAGTGACAGATTACGGTGAACGTCGACAATTCTTTTTTGGACAAGCGTTCACAGAAGTTGATGTATTTGACCCACTCAAGTACATTCAAGGCACTGAAAGTCCGTTAGTTTTACTTCCGTACCTGTTGGGTGATGAAGACCAAACGACTGATTACAATTTCAACGGTGTTATCGAAGCATTTTCTATCAGACAACTGAAATCATATGAAGACCACGACGTTCATGGGAGCTTGGTCGGCGGAAACACAAATCGTTATGGCTCTGAGCAAGTATTAACAGTTGATGGTTACCCATATTCACAACATTCAAATTCATACGTAGACACAAGCGTCATCTGTGAATATGAACAACCGCTAGCTGCAACTCCTTTTGTAGACATAAGGCTGGTAAGAAATGTCCTCCCAGTTGATAACCCCGAGACAAATGATATGATTGCCGCCTTGTCACTGATGACAGGCTCTACTGACAATTACATCGCTTTTAATCAGCGTTCCTCGACGTGTGGGTGGGATTACGATAACAACATGGTCGTAG